CTATGATTTTATTTTCAACATGTTTTGCGGGTATTTTAGCTGTTATTGTTTCAATTGATTATAGAAAAATGAGAATATTAATGAAGATGAAGGCAGGAAGATTTGGGAAATATTATTTAGACCAAGAAATTTCTCGTCAGCAAGCGCGACGGGATTGTCTATCTTCTGGCTTTTATAATAAATTTTCCACTGATCATCTTAAGTACGCATTCGCGTGTTGTGCTTTATTGACAATCATGTGGAAAATTTCACAGCGTTTTAGGAATAAGGTGAAACCGGAAGCTCAGGGAGATGTTATGCAGCAACTCCAAGACTTAGACGATATTTTAGATGCCAATTTGGGCATCACACGTATCAAAGTAAAAGATACAAATGTCTATAATGAGGTACACATGACGCAAGTTATTTGTCCTCATCGTGGCCCGATTGAAGACCTAGAAAAGTCAGTTTTAACCAACAATTTATTTCAGATTGGAATAAGGTATGGAGATGAATTTTTCGTAAGTTATGCTCTCGGTGTGTGTAAATCGTATCTTATTATGAACATGCATTCTTTAGCCAAATCGGATAATTTTTATGTTAATCCTCATGGCAGTAAGCTGTTTAAGAAGGGTGATATGAGCACGTATTTGGAACTAGATGAAAAGAATATTGTGGCAGAGCTTCCTTCACAGGATTTAGTCCTTGTAGATATTAGTCCCTATAATGTTAAGGATGTTATGATGCATTTTGCAGACTCGGATTCCTATACTAGAGTGGCTCGAGGCCGCTTTCGGTGTAGTGATATTCAGTTGAAATATCATCCTAATGTGGCATATTCGGATAAAAGCGACAACTTTACTGTTGCTCATGGATATTCCTATGTTTATAAAGATCATAAGCGCGGGCAATGTGGTACGCCTCTTTTTGCACAGGTGGGTGAGCATTCATCTGCCATTGTTGGTATCCACACTGGTGGTTCCGGAGATTATGGTTACACCTCTGCCGTCCGATTAATGGATGTGCAAAATATGATTAATTCCGTTACTGAAAGTATTTTAATGCCAATTCCTTCTGAAGGAAATTTGGAAGTTGAACTTGAAACACCAAATTTAAAGAGTCCTTTACGATTCTTATCGATGCCCAACCTTGATATGTTTGGCAAGATCGCGGGTGTTCAAGTAACCCTTCCCAAGAAATCTAAGCAGAGGAAAGCTCCGTTCGCGGATGAATTACCTGTTTTTTTCTTAAAGCACTTTAACTTTGAACGCACCGAGGAATATGTTCCTCCGATGATGAAGCCTAAAACCGTAATTGTCGATGATGAAGAGGAATATATAAGTCCATATAATGAAAATTTGAAAAAACTTAATAATAATCCTCCGCGTCTGGATCGCCGGGTCATGAAAAAAGTAGTAAAGAAACTCACCAAAGCAATTGTGACGCTTTTTAGGAAACACAACATTCGTAAATTGAATGTGTTAACAACTGAAGCTGCTATTAATGGTGCGGAATTTGATGATTTTGTTCGTCGAATAAATACTGCCACTAGTGGGGGATATGGTTTCCCTGGAACGAAAGCTAAACACTTACCGTTCATACAGAACTCTACAGTTCGGGAAATGTCACCCGATTTGGCAGTTCATCTTTTGAATGAATTAAATAAATATCGGAATGGCGAAACCGCTCGGCCTATATATAAAGGCCAGTTGAAAGACGAGGTTCGCTTGAAGGAAAAAGTTGAAAAAGGAAAAACTAGAATGTTTTATATGTCCCCATTGGCTAATTTGATATTGTGTCGTAAGTTTATGGGCACATTCATGGCCTCGATGGTAGATTTTGG